CACCGACAGGACGATTTACACCGTTGCCGAAAACGGCGCAACTTTAGGGTCTTATACAGAGGCTGGCGGTGCTGGAAGTCCGAATATGATACTTGTCGGAAACACTCTGCACATTCTATTTGCTGTGCATCTTGCCGACTACTATGCCATAATGCATTGTACTTTTAATACAGAAACCTCCACGCTTGCCAATTATGACATAGTGACATTGGACGGTGACATATTGAACAACGCCAAATTGAATTCTATGTTCGGATATTCCTACACGGAGTCGGCGTTTAATAATATGCAGGCGAATGCCCAAATAGCTTATGACGGAGAGCAACATTATTACATTGGACTTTGTTGGGGGTATGGAACTGGAAAATCTATAATAGTAAAAACCGATGACCTTGTAAACTGGGAATTTGAAACCGACGTTGATTTTGGGATTACGCCTGTTTTTGAACTTGCATTACACTACAAATCTGGCTATCTTTATGCCGCACAAAGACCAATGCTAAATCCCAATGATACAACAGGAAATTTGACCGAGGCTCCCGTGGTTGGGATACTTTGCAAATACGACATTAGCAATAAAGAGTTTATTGATAAAATTCTTGTACCTAATTGCGGCAGTAGACCAGACTTTTTCGAGTATGATGGAACTATATATTTACTTACAAATCCACATTCAAGGAGCTTTGTGTATATAGTTTCTATTGCTACTGGAAACTTGTTAAACTCTCAAATCGTGGCTGAAAGTAGGGGCGGTTGGAATTATCCAGATGTTTATGTAAGTGGACAAGACATATATTTCATAACCTCTGGGAATGACATTGCTCTTGGTAAAATGACACTTGATAATATAGATGGAAACGATATAGATAATTTTTTTGCAAGCCTAATTAACTAAAATTACCTTTAAGTAACTCACCGGAGGGAGGCGCATCAAATGATAAGTGCGTGGAATTTAGCATGGATCATACCGATTGCCGCTGGTTTCGGGATGTTTATCATGGCGCTTTTGACAGCGGCAGGAAACAACAGGAGTGATGACGAATGACAGAAAACGAATTACGGCAGAAGGTTGCCGACATCATAACGGGCTGGGAGGGCGCGAAGCGCGGCTCCAAGAAACACCTTGAGATACTGGACATCTATAACAGCCACAAGCCTCTGGCGAGAGGCTACGCCGTACAGGTGGATGATTCATGGTGCGCGGCGGCAGCCTCCGCCGCCTGGATAGAGGCCGGCATAGCGGAGTGGACAGGCACGGAGTGCTCCTGTTCCCGGCTCATCGAGATAGCAAAAGCCAAAGGCTGGTGGATCGAGAACGACAAGTACATACCCAAAATCGGCGACGCCGTTCTCTACGACTGGGACGACGGCGCAAATTACGCCAGCACCGACAACAAGGGGGCACCGGAGCATATCGGCATCATAACGAACACCGGCATGGGGGCCTTCGTCGTGACGGAGGGCAACATGGGCAGCGCAAGCATCTGCGGCAGGAGAACGCTGGGAGTGAACGGGCGGTACATCAGAGGATTTATCTGCCCGGATTACGCGAGGATCGCAGCCGAGCTGACGGAAAGGGAAAAGACGATGACTTTCGGAGAGTTCCTGGCGTCCATCACGGACGAGCAGGCTTATGAGATACACAGAAAGGCCATGAACTATATGGCAAAGCAGGAGATACCGGTGGACTACAACGCAAGGCATGAGTATGACGCCGCCGTAGCCGACGGCATCACGGACGGCTCCCGGCCTCTGGCTCCTGCGTCGAGGCTGGAAACGGCGATAATGATAGAAAGGGGAATAAAGAAATGCTCGGAATAACAGGTATAGCGGCGATAACCGTAATATGTTTCCTGGCGGCAGAGGCGGTCAAGGCGACGCCGCTGAATGAAAAATGGCTGCCGGTCATCTGCGGAGTGCTTGGCGGTATCCTGGGCTGTGTAGCTATGGCTATCGGAATGCCGGACTTCCCGGCCTCCGACTGGCTCACGGCTATAGCGGTAGGGATCGTCAGCGGATTAGCTGCCACCGGCTGCCACCAGATCGGGAAACAGCTGGGAGGCGGCAAGGATGAATGAGTCAATAATCGTCGCCATCATCACCGGCGGAGTGTCACTCATAGGCATCATCGTGACCGCCGTAATCAATCAGCACAAGATAACAAAGGAGTTTGAAAAACAGAACCTTGAGTTCCAGCACCGAAGCGAACAGGCGGACATCCGGCTGGACGCGAAGCTCGAAAAATATACCGCCGTCACGGACACAAAAATCGAGGAGCTGACGAGGGAAGTCCGGGAGCATAACAATTTCGCCCGCCGGGTGCCTGTCATGGAAGAACAGATAAAGGTCGCCAATCACAGGATTGACGACCTGGAAAAAGCGCCCGCGAGGTGATGTGATGCCGGGGAAAGATTTTGTTTCGGGGCTGGGTATGCCAGACCTCGACAAATACGAGTCCATGGAGGACAAGCTGGAGGCCATACGCTCCAGCATATACATGCTCCTGGAAAACCTGCAGTACACCCTGCGGCACCTGGACGCCTCAAACATGAACGGGACGGAAATGGAAAAGTGGCTGGCCGGGACCATTAACGCCAATGAGATCATATCCAAGACGCTCATATCCGACGAGATATACAGCGACTACGGGGAGATCGCCGACCTCACGGCCTCCCGGCTGAGGACGGACTATATGAAGGCCCGGCGATGGCTCAACGGAGACACGGATCCTCTCGACTATCTGGATATTCACGATGAGCAGATAGAGTTCATATCCGGCAGCGTACATTATGAGGAGGCCGGGGGCATTCAGATACCGACGGACGAGCAGCTGCTCGCCTATGACGGCAGCCCCTTTTTCTGGCGGGATCGCAGCATGACCCAGATGACGAGCCGCAAAAGGACTCCCTGGCCGGTATATGTCTATCGGTACGACGAGCTGGTGAAGGGGAAGCTGTGCTTTGAAAATCTCGTGATACCGGGTGGCTTTACAAAGCTCCCGGTAATAAAGCTGGGCGCCGGCTCAGACCCCGCGCCGGGACATGAGAGCTATGGCAAAGCGGAGATCCTGAAGGATGTCGACGGCCTGTTCATCAAATACGTGACAGGTACGGGAACGCCTATGAGCGCCGGCATGACGGACGAGGGCAAGATCACGCTTTTTGCCAACAGCGCACCGACGGTAATAGAGCTGGGCAAGGGCTCGGACCCGGCGCCGGGACACGAGAGCTACGGCAAAGCGGTTTTTCGGAAGGCGACGGACGGCATGTATATCGAATACGTCACGGGTACGGGAACGCCCATGAGCGTCACGATGAAGGACTCCGGGGAGGCCGCGATTAACGTGGGTAATGCCGTGACCGTCAAGGTGAGCGGGAGCGAAGCGGCGCTTGCCGTTTCCGGCGGGGCCGCCGTAAAGGTAAACGGGAGCGGGGCTTATTATCACAACGACGAGATTTCCACAAAGGCAGACCCCTTGACGCCGGCACAGGAGGCGCGGGTCGTGGAGATAGTGGCGTCCATGCTGCCGACGACATAAGGAAGGAGAGGCCGGTATGAATTTACCTCAGCTGCCGCTGGGAGACAGCATAAAAAAGCACGGGCAGACACGCTTCGGCGGCCTGGACGCAAGACCGGGAGCCGGGGACGGAGCCCTCAGAGATATGAAAAACATGACGAGCGATCTCTGGCCCCTTCTGGCGGTGAGAGCTCCGAGACGGAAGATATACCCCACGGGAGAAACTGCGGCTTTGGAGAAGCCCAACGGGATATTTTTTTACGGGAAGCTCTGCTGGGTGGACGGAACGGATTTTTACTATAACGGCACGCTCATAGCGGGGCTGACGCTCACGGACTCAGGGAAGCTGTTCACAGCCATAGGAGACCGTATTATCATCCTGCCGGATAAGAAATACTACGACGTCGTTTCCGGGGCCTCCGGCTCCCTGGAAAGCTCCTGGAGCGGGCAGAGTCTCACCTTCACCGACGGTGAACTCTACGGCGAGGGAGCTGCCCAGAACTGTATAACAGCATACGGCGTCAGCTGGGGCGACTATTTCAGCCCCGGCGACGGCGTCACCATTTCCGGATGTACGGTACAGCCGGAGAACAACAAGACGGCAGTCATCCGGGAAATAGACGGCAACAAGCTCTATTTCTCGGAATACTGCTTTGAGACGGGAAGCACCGGAACGGTCACGGAGACGGGAACGCTCAGCGTGGGCCGGGTGATGCCGGACATGTCCTTCATCTGCGAGAGCGGGAACAGGCTCTGGGGCTGTGATGAGCGGACTATATACGCCTCCAAGCTGGGAGACCCCACGAACTGGAACGTCTTCGACGGAGTGGAGACGGACGCCTGGGCATGGGATCCTGGAGGAGCGGGAGACTTTACCGGCTGCTGCTCCTATCTCGGCTACCCATGCTTTTTCAGAGAGAACGCGGTGTTCAAGGTCTATGGTTCCATGCCCTCCAACTTCGAGGCCATGGGCGGGGAGAGCCTGGGAGTTCTGCCGGGCGGCGACGAAAGCATAGCAGCTGCCGGGGGGACACTCTTTTACCTCTCATCCGCCGGCTTTACGGTATATACAGGCGGCATACCGAGGACAATACACGACGCCTTCGGAGAGAGAAGATTCGTCTCGGCGATCTCCTGCACCGACGGCCTTAAATACTACGCCAGCGCGACGGACGAAGACGGAATAAAACAGCTTTTCGTCTATGACACGCGGCGGGGCTGCTGGCACATCGAGGACGGCATAGACATCATAGGCGCCTGCCGGTATGAGGGAGACGCCGCATTTCTCACGGCGGCAGGTGAAATATGGGTTTCCGGCACCGCCCACAGCGGCGACGGCATGGAAGAAGCAGTCTTCGGCTGGCTTGCCGAGTTCGGGGACTTCACACACGATTCCGCAAACAAGTATTATGCCGGCAGCGGCCCAAACAAGAAGGGCGTGTCGAAAATACAGATGAGGTACGAGCTGGAGGAAGGGGCGACGGCGAAGGTATATATCCGCTTCGACTCCGGCGGCGACTGGATACAGGCGGGAGACACCCAGAGCGGGAAAGGCAAACGGAGCTGCTACCTGCCTATGATCCCGCGCCGGTGCGACCATTTCAGCATAAAGATCGAGGGGACCGGCGGCTGCCGGGTGTATTCGCTGACGGTGGAGGATTACTCAGGGAGTGAATTGTAAGAAAGGAGCTGGCTTATGGCTTACACATACGAGGATTTTGAAAGGGAAGCGAACAATGCCGGAATGATGGGGGAGTTCTCTCAGTACGATCTGGACACGGCGAGACTGCACCCGGAGTTCGGCCTGAGCGTTCTGTCGCAGAAGAAGGCCTACAAGAACGCCACGACGCCGGAACAGCGGGCGCTCATAAACGAGGAAACAAATCAGCTCCGGAAGAGCTACGGGGCATATTCCGGAGGAGCTGACGGCAGCGCCTTCATATCCGAAGGAATGCTCCCCAGGGCTATAACGGGGCAGCTGGACACGCTCACATCACAGGAGCCCTTCTCCTACTCCAACCAGAACGCATATCAGCAGGCGCTTTCCAAAGTGACGGACGCGCCGGAGTTTTCCTGGTCTTTGGAGACGGACCCCGTCTGGCCCTCTCTCAAAAAGAGCTATCTGCGGGAGGGGGACAGGGCGACGGCCAATGCGCTTGGTAAAGCCAGCGCCGCCACGGGAGGAAGGCCCAGCTCCTGGGCAGTAAACGCCGCCACACAGGCGGGGGACTACTACGCCTCCCAGCTGGGCGACAGGATACCGACGCTTTATCAGCAGGCCTGGGATCGGGCACAGCAGGAAAGACAGAACGATCTGGCCATTCTCTCGGCCCTCGGAGCCGACAGAGACAGAGAGTATGGAGAATACACCGGCGAGACGGCGAGACAGCGGGCGATCCTCTCCGACCTGGAGGGGCGGGACGAAACGATTTACAACCGCAACGAGGCGGAAGAGGCCCAGAGGCTCGCCCAGGAGGAGAAGGACCAGGAGGACGCGCGGCGGCAGGTGGACGCCATTCTCGCCGCCGGCGGTACGCCGTCACAGGAGCTCCTTATAAAGAGCGGGTACGGCAGCGAATACTCTGCGGCTCTGGCTGCGGCCATGGCGAGATCTCAGGGAATAGAGGACGCCGACTGGAAGGCCAAGTACGGAGATTACTCCGGCCTTGCGGGCCTTGGTGTCGATACCACTTATGTGCAGGCGTTGAAGGACGCGGAGCTGGGGAAGCTTACACCTTCGGGTGGAGGCGGCGGAGGATATTATGGAACCCCGGCAGCTCCGGTGAAGCTGCCGTATTTACAGGGATCATATACAGCACGGACAAAAGAAGGTAAAGGGACAGATAAAACCGGAGAGACCCTGCTGACGGATATGCTGCTTAAATGGCCGGACAAGGTAATTTACAGCAAGTCGGATTGGGATAATCTTACGGCCAGCTATGATGAACAGGCGCTTAAAGACGCAGGTTTCAGAAACGGCACGGGCAGAAACACCGGGAGATCAGGAAGCGAGACATCATCCAGGGATTATGGCTCCGGCGGACGGTCAGTAGATACAAAACAAAAGGCGAAGTAAAGACAGGAGGGCAGCATGGCAGAATCTTTATGGATAAAAAGGGACACTGCCTCCGGCCAGGGCGGGGATTCCTGGGGACAGAAAAAGAGCGGGGGAATGACCGCATATCAGAGAGCCCTTATGGAGGCGGAGGCGCCGCAGGAGACTGCGGCACTGCCCTTTGAGGACTTTACGGACATATACACGGCGCAGGAGAGCGTGGCGGCGAGAGCCTCCACGCTCGAAGCGCTTTCCGGGAGACAGGCGGAAGCCCGGAATAATACTGAGGCGATAGTCACCGAAATAGAATCCCTCACCCAGAGAGCGGACAAATACGGGGCTGACGGCAGGTACGGGACAGACCCCATTATCACGGCGGCTTATGACAACGTGGTGAAGCAGATATCCGACCTCATGCCACAGTATGAATCCGCCGCCATGAAGACTGAAGGCCTCACGAGGCAGTACAACGAGCACCTGAAGCAGTATGAGCGGGAGCTGGGGGCATACGGACAGCTTGCGGATCTCCAGCCGATGGCGGCAAGGGGACTGAGGACACAGGCCGATGACCTGTTATCCAGGGCGGAGGAGCTGCGGACGGAAGCCCGGCTCCTCAGAGAAACGCTCTCCGGAGACGCTCAGCACACTTCCGTGTTCCAGGCACAGGCGGTAGAGAAAGAGCGGGAGGCGGAAGCTCTGGAGGCCCAGGCGGAGGATAAAAAGCGGAGAGCAGCCGACGCCGACACCTTCTATTACAGCTCTCTCACGCTCAGACCGGATTATGAGAAAGGAAGCCGGGCGGAGGATTCCAAGGCGGGAGAGGGAAGCGTCCTGGGCCTCTATACCGAAAAAGGGTATCTCGGAGGCGAAGGAGAGCGGGGAGACAGGAAATACGACTTCATCAATGACATCGGAGGCGCCAGAGAGAAGGAGAGAACATATCAGCTGACGGCAGATCCCGACGCCCAGAAGGGTGCTGAGACCGCCATGGGACGGCTGGACGATTACGGAGTCTATACGCCCTATACCTTCATGACGGAAGACGAGGTCGGGATATATAACTACCTCTACCGCACCAAGGGGCAGAAGGAGGCCGAGAAGTTCCTCGGCACTATAGAAGACACGCTGTCCCAGCGGCAGGCGGAAAAGCTCCACGGGGAAATGACGGGTCTCGGCAAGGCGCTTTTCTGGGTGCCCCAGGGTCTGGATCAGTTCAATTCCGGCATACGGCAGCTTTTCTCCGAAGACGCCCTCACCACTTCGCCTGTGCAGTATGCCGGAAGGCAGGTGAGACAGGACGCCGCCGACAAGTCAAAGCTGCTGGGAACGCTCTACGACGTGGGCGTGACGACTGCAAACATGGCCCCGTCCATTCTCGTATCATACGCCACAAGCGGCCTTCTCAGCGGGGCTGTGGGGGCAGGGGCGCTCACAGCGGAAACGGCAGGTAAGATAGCCTCTGCCGCAGGCAGCGCCTCCATGGGCCTTTCAGCAGGCGGAAACGCATATAAACAGAAGCTCCAGGAGGGCTGGACCCAGAAGCAGGCGAGAACGTACGGCACTCTTGTGGGCCTCTCCGAAAGCTGCCTTCAGTATCTGCTGGGCGGCATAGGCAAACTCTCAAAGGGCGGGCAGGGATTGACCGACAAGGCCCTTGCCGGGGTGCTCCGGCAGGTGGGAAAGCTGGATGAAGGCATAGGCCGCTTCGCCCTGGATTACGGGGCGAGGCTGGCCTCCAAGGGATTTTCCGAGGGCCTTGAAGAAGGTCTCCAGGAAATACTTGAGCCCATCATCGCCTCGGAGATTTCCGGGAAGGACTATTATGTGGACGCCGGGGACGTAGCTTATTCCTTCCTTCTGGGCGCTCTGTCCGTCGTACCCTTCGAGGGAGGCAGCACGGCCAGCGAGGCTGTGTCTGTCGCTCAGACTCCGGGATATATGGGAGAGAGCGGCTTTGATTGGTTCCAGAACGTAAAGACGCCGGAGGAACTGCGGGAGAGATACGCACAGCTTGGGTATGAACACAACCTCAACAACGGCGGGGACCCGGAGACGCTGGGAGAGATAACCCGACAGCACGCCATAAGGGAGGCATACTTCGAGGGGCAGAACAGGTCAGCCGGGAACACTCCGGAAGGCTTTGGCCAGAGAGAGCAGAAAGACATGGCCGATACATTCTCCGAAGAAGTGCGCCGCCAGATACAGGGCCAGACGGAGGACACGAGCGGACCTGATGGGACAGAAGCGGACACGGCAGAGCGGGAGGAAATGCCGACACTTTCCGAAGCCATACGCCGACAGATACCGGGCCAGACGGAAGAGACAACAGAAAACGCCGCCCGGGAAGGGACGGCGGGAGAGAATGTTTCTATAAATGAAAACGGACTTGCTGCTTTTTCTGAAAGAGAAAAGACCAACTTTTCAAGCGGAAGTAAGAATATAATCGTATCAACCTTCAATGATGCGGTCTCGTTTATAAAAAATGCTCTATCAAATAAACAGAGTTTAGAACGCGGTTATCTTGGAAAAATCACAGATTCCACGGCACAGCTTGTAAAACTGCATACGGGTATAGACATCCGCGGGAAGACAGCTCTTATCAACAGCGATGATATCAGGCATATTATCAGAGAGCACGGAGACCCTGTTAAAGAAGAGAAGCGCGGTCAAATAGCAGTAACACCTGAAGATATAGCCCAGATACCGACTATTCTTGCCTCGCCGGACAGGGTAACGGCGTCGCCAAAGCCAGATGGCAAAGGACGGCAGACGCTGTTGTTTGAAAAAGAGATAGGTGGTAATTATGTAACTGTACAGGCAATATCAGAAGGGAAAAATTCACTTCAAACAGATACTCTGTATATACAAAAGAGGAGCTCGCAAAACACGGGACACAATGCCGGGGATATGTCCGGCCCTGTGAATAACGCCCGAAGCGAACCGCTGCAAAGCTCCTCTAAAGTTAATAATACCATACCACAGGGCGGGAATTTTGTCAATTCAGGAGAACAGAATGGAGGAACAAATTATGAGCGAACCCAGGAAACTGAGCCTGCCGAAGCTGCCGCCGGAGCGGGAGGAATCGTATCTGGCAGAGACGGAGGACGGGTTTACGGTGAACGTGCCGGCGGACAGGCTGGACGCCTGGTCGGAGGCACAGGCAAGCGGCGAAATGTCGCCGGGGCTGAGCAAAGCGCAAAAGTCAATAGCAGACGGCGTGCTGCGCAGGATATTCGATTAGAGAAAATAGACGTTCAGTCTCTCGGCGTCAGCCGGGCGGTGAAGAGAGCAAAAAACGCCGTGGCCCCGGAGGAGATATGGGACGACGAAATGAGGGCCGCCGACGAGCTCATCTATAATGAGACGGGAAAGCACATCACCTATGTTTATGGCCGGATGGAGGTCGTGGGCGAGGACGGGAAAAAGCACCTCGTTCGCGGCGGATTTCTTAAGAACGGCCGGATCATAGTCCAGTGCGACAACGCGAAGGCGACAGTTACCCAGATCGCAAAGCACGAGCTCTTCCACGCTTACGCCGATGATAACCCCGGTATGCGCTATGCCGCCAAGGAGCGGGTAAAGGAAGTTTATTCCGAAGAGGCCTTTGCCGCCGTTGTAAACAAGTACATAGCCAAGCTGGACGGTATCATTTCCCTTTCGGAGAACCCCACGGAGGACGAGATCGAGGCGGCCATAGACCGAGTTGCCGAGGAAGTGCTGGCCGATGCCTACGCCGGGATAAACGCTTTCGACGCCCACGCCGAACAGTTCCGGGAGGAAGTTGAAGGCGTCGTGGATGAACGGCGAGGATACCGGGGAAGCCAGACCGAGGAGGCCACGAGAGACAGGACGGGACCTCCGGAGAGGTACAGCATAAATGAAGCATTCGCTGATGATGTACAAGACTGGTATAACAATAATAAGCCCGAGAATGAAGTGTTCATTCTCGGGAATACAGGCGCTGCTATGCAGGGGCTTGGAGCAATCGAAAATGATATATACATTAATGGGGATAAGATCTCGGAAATAATAACCGATCACCCTGAAATGACAATAAAAGAGATTAAGCGCATACCTGAAATCATCGAGGATCCTGTGCTTGTGCTGAAGAGCAAAGGCGTTAATACATCAGGAAAAAATGCACGCATGGTGATTTTCGGTTCCATTAAAGCACCAAACGGAAAGCCTATTATGGTCGTGCTTGATCTGAAGCCGGTTGAAGACGGTATATGCATTGATGATATGCAGAAAATCAACAGCGCATATACACGAAGCCATACGGCGAATACTGTCAAAACAAGTGAAATAATGTATGCGGATAAAAAAAGAACCATCCCGCTTCTTCGTTCGATGGGCTTACAATATCGTCCCACCGACCTTCTGCGTTATGGCTCTTTAGGAAGCATAACATATAGTGGCACAGATGTCAACCTTCAAGGTGTTCCGTTTTCGTCCGTAATAGATGAAACTAGAATGCAGAAGGATAAAGAGTATGCGGCTGCCGTTCAGAGCGGAGATATGAAGGCTGCTCAGAAAATGGTCGATGAAGCGGCAGAAAAAGCAATGTCTGACAGCAAAATCCGGGCAGACGACGGGAGACTGCTCCCAGTATATCACGGAACCGACGCTGACTTCACCGTGTTTGACAGGACAAAGGGCAGAAGCACCATGGATATTCAGGGGTCGTTCTTCAGCCCCTGGGAAATCGACGCCGGAGGTTACGGAGGAAAGGTGGGAAAATACTATCTGAACATCAAAAACCCCGCCCCGGAAGGTGTCGCATATCAGGCCTTGAATCGGTTCAAGGGGCAGAACAACGCCGGAGTAAAAGCACGGGAATACCTGGAAAGCCTGGGCTATGACGGCGTGGATAACAGCGGAGAGGAATACATAGCTTTCTCGCCGGAGCAGATCAAGTCCGCTGAACCCGTAACCTATGACGATAACGGAAATGTGATACCGCTGTCAGAGAGATTCAATCCGAAAAAGAAGGACATCCGCTTCTCCGCCGACGACGAGGACGCGGAGAGCGGGAGCGATTACGAGCCCCAGTCCGTGGCCGAGTATATCCGGGGGAAGGCAGAAGGCAGATTCAGAGAAGAGAAGACGCCGAAGGCGCCGAAGACCAGAGCGCCCGCCGCCGAGAGCCGGCCCGTTATCGCAAAGCGCGACCTGAAGACTGGACTTCTCAATCTCTTCTCAATCCCGGAGGGCAGACGGGCCGAGATGGGCGGACTTATAGACGCATTCGCGGACAAGCTCTATAAGCAGGGCAGGATCACCCAGGAGGACAGGGACGCCTTCTTCGACAGGCTCTACTCGGAGGGCGTTATGACCGTGCCGGCAGAGGACTTGTACCGGGAAGGAAGACGCTTCATCCAGGAGGCGAGGATATACGTACCCCAGGAATTAAAGTCCGAGTTTGGCGACGACTGGAACGAGTTCAGAAGAAGGGCCTTTGCCGCCGGTGTTTACCTTGTGAACAATGCGGAGGAGCGGGGCGTTGACTCCTGGAACATGGAGCTGGCCGAAAGCTATCCCGGACTGTTCGATGCGGAAAGCCTGGATGAGCGGGACATGCTGGAGCGGATAGTTGACATGGCTGAGGAAGGGCGGGACGAAAAAATGAGTCTTTCCGATTACGCCGCCTCGATAGCTCAGGCTGAGGGAGTCACCGAAGACGAGATGCTGGACAACATGGAGCGCCAGGTGGACTGGATGCTCCGCACCTTTGCCGAAAAGGCAAAGCTGGAAGTGAAGCTCCGGGACCGCACCGGCACAAAGATCACCCAGGAACGGGAACGGATGAAGGAGGTAAACGCCAAAGAGCGGGAGCGGGAGGAGCTCCGGAGAGTCAGAGACCGGGAAAGACGGAAGGAGTCTGCCAGACGCCAGAGAGCAAACCGGGAAATGCGGGAGCTTCAGCAGAGAACGCTTAAACAGCTTCAATGGCTCAGCAGAAACAGAAACAAGGCCCCGGCGGAGCTGCTTGACACCTGGAATGAGGTACTGGGAGACATGGACGTTTATGCCGTGGGTGCGGCCAATGAGATGAACTGGTCGAACAAGTACCAGGCCACATGGCGGGATCTGGCGAACATGTATAAGGCTGCAAGGGAAGAGGATCCCAACTTCCTGCCCTCAAAGGATCTGGAAAAGATTGTCGCCAGACTTGACAATGACAAGATCGCCGACCTGGATGTAGGCGCTCTGCAAGATCTCTACAAAGCGGCCGTGGGACTGCGGACGGAGTTCTATAACCATAACAACGTCATAGGCAGCGCGGAGCATCAGCTTTTTTCCGACGTCTATGATGACGTCACGAAGGAGATGAACGAGGCCAAAAGCGGCTTCACGGGGAGAATGCTGGACAAATTCATAAACGCCCGGCAGCTCACGCCCATGAATTTCCTTGAGCGCATGAGCGGGTGGAACAGAGACAGCACCTGGTACGGCATGGCGAGACAGCTTGAAAAAGGAGAGCGGGCGGCAAGAGCTTACCGGGTAGAGGCACAGAGTGCGCTGGCGGATTTCCTTTCAGAGAATAAGGACTGGGTCAGACGTGCCGACGGCCAGGGGAAGGATGCTGTGTGGTACGAGATCGAGGCCCCGGAACTGCTGGAGCACCGCGCCGGCGACAAGCCGATATTCAGCGGTAAGACAGTCAAGGTGTATATGACACCGGCACAGAAGGTTCACATGTACCTGGAGAGTAAGAGCTATGACAACCTCCGGCACATGGAAGGCGGGCGGACGTTTGTAAACCGCGATCTGTACGCCAAGGGCAAGAGGCAGGAAGCTTTCGCCCAGGGAACGACGGTAAAGCTCGCGCCGGAATCGGTGAAGAAGATCGTATCCGACCTCACGCCGGAGGAAATGGAGCTGGCCCGGGCGCTGGAGCCCTATTACAACGAGCTGGCCAAAAAGCGCATAAACGAGGTTTCAAACGCGCTGTACGGATACGACAAGGCCATGAGCAGCTATTACGCTCCCATATACACCAACAGGAACTACGTAAAGAGCGAGATCGGCGTCAATGACGTTACTGCCGAAGGCGTAGGCAACCTGAAAGCCAGACAGTACGCCAAGAACCCAAGTTATAATATCTCCGCCTTTGATGCATTTGAGAGACACATTGACCAGACGGCGCGATTCGTCGGCATGGCCATACCGGCGAAGAACTGGCAGACGATGCTGAACTGGCAGGTAAAGGGCAACTCAATGGGCGATGTCATTACCCACAAATGGGGAGAGGAGTCCAAAAAGTATATCGAAGACCTGCTTGAAGTGCTTCAGGGCGGCGGGGACAAAGGCAGAGGAGACTTCACGAGCCCGCTGCTGTCCAATTATATTTCCGCCGTGTTCGGAGCGAATCCGGGAATCGTCTTCAAACAGGCGGCCTCCTTCCCGCAGTTCGCTTCCGCATTAGGCTGGGAGAACGCACCGAGGCCGGGTCAGATGCTTCGTGTAGATGACGATCTAATAAGGACTTACAGCAAGGAGCTTGATTACCGCACGCTGGGCTACGCTACGCCGGAGACGGCGGTCTTGAAGAACAATCCTTCCCTGCTGGACAGGAACAAAGTGACAAGGTTTCTCCTGCGGGGAGGCGCTATCGTCGCCATGGATGCCGGAACGGTAAAAAGAGCCTGGCCGTGGGCCGAAAACAAGGTAAGACGGGAACACCCGGAACTGGAAATCGGCAGCGAGGAGGACGTCAGAGAGGGGAGAAGCCCGTTCTATCGGAAGGTAGCCGAGGAGTTCGAGGAGGCCGTCAGCCTCACGCAGCCTATGTATGACGAGATGCACAGACCGGACATTATGAAGAACAGCGGCGGCGTTATGCGGGCATTCACCATGTTCAAGACTGTGCCGCTGCAGCAGTACAACAGTCTGAGGCGTGCCTTCGGAGAGCTGAACTACGCCAAAAGCCAGCTTGAACAGGGCGGCGAAGAACAGCAGGCCAGGGCGCAGCAGGAGTACAGGGCAGCTGCCAAGAAGGTGGGGGCGACAGT